GACCGGTTGGCTGTCCCCCCCATGGATTGGAGTCGTGCAAGCTCCTGTACGATACGGAACTCGTACATCCCACTAAGTGGGGCCTTTCCGTAGGGAAACGAATCTTGCTTAAGGTCGCGTGCAATTTTCGCTAACCCACCTCCTCTGCGCACAATTTCGGAGGCTGTCATGCTTCGTGAATACTTATCATGATCATACAGAAATTTGGCCAATTCCTCAAACTTCGGATGGTACTTTGCACTTTCACACTGCTGAAACCAACGGATAGTGTCATCATATGCAGTCCAACTCTTATTGAGTCGCTCATAGGAAAGCATACCATTAAGTACCCTAAGGATAGGTCTTATTCCCACACTTCTCCCGTTGATTCGATATGATGACAGGTGTATATTCTGTAAGAAATACACAGCATCAGTACTTACTCCCCCTTTATCACTACTAACCACCATGCCGAAATCTCTAACTATAGAAGAAACCTCATCTAGTGTCCAGGGACGTTTAAACATCCACACGCCATCATCACCCTGCGTTGTGTATGTAACCTCGTTCCTTAACTGATAACTTACGTATTCAGCAAGTAACATATGGCAGATAGAATCTACCAAATTGGTCTCCCCACTTCCAGATGGTACCGCACCATCTCTATCCAAAAGTATTCCTTCTGGAGTCCAGAGTCCAATATTAAGAAATCTCTCCTCAATTAGATCAATCAGCTTGTGGGCCGAGGGATGGAAGCTGTACCTTAAAACATCAAATGCTAACATAATCAACTTCCGTGGTACAGAAGCGTCGAAACCACTAAAATCGACTGATAGCAAAGGAATGTCCTCTGTTCTACTAAACATGGACGTTATCGTATCCGCGACCCTGTCACTGCTGACCCAGGCACTAAACTCTGGGAGTAGTTTCAACTCCGGCAGGAGGGCCATTTGAATCATCAGTTCCAAAATGGTTATCCAATGCGGATAACCCCAAACAGTACGCTGTTTTGGAGATTCCCCAATGCCTCTCGGCTGTCCACGCCAGTAAAGCAAACATGGATCATCCTTCCTGTAGGAAGTATAATCATTGGCCACAACTTCCTGAGCTAACTTTAGACTACCATCCCGATACTTCTCATTAGCTGAAAAGAAGGGAGCGCCCTGGTTAGTTCCTTTCGGCATGCCATCGAAGGCGTCTTGTACCGAAACAGGTGATAAGTTGCGCGGCATCCGCCTCGTCAGGTTCCTGTATGCAAAGTCCAATGCAGTATCATCAATGTTAACCTCTCTTCTTTCAAAGTAGCTTAACACCTGCGGCTTACGTTCGATATAAGGCAACATGATACTGTATGCCCCAATCTTAGCGCCCTGGCCTTGCTCCAATTCGTCCAAGAGCGGATAGCCCGACGGTACTATAGCTCTCTCGAGCTCGTTGCGGTATTGATCTCTTAAACAGTCATAACATTCACTGTTCTTACCGATGATAGGGGTAACTAGATCCTTATCTCTACCACGAGCCGTCGCGCTAAGAGACGACATCACCCTAACTTGCGCACTAGGGTCTAGGGTAGCAAGATAAGGTGCACTTGACATCGTCCTCACCAGTGCCTCCTACTATGTTTTCTTCGTTACCAGCGAAGATCCGTCATCCTAAATCGATCATCCGTTCGTGCTACCGTAACATAAAACTGAACACCACCAAAAGATACAACATATCTTGCACTGTCACCCATAACTGAGTCAGCGCGGATAAGTTGTAGGCTATCTCGTAGCCAATCAATGCCAGCAATAGCCAAGGTAACATTACCGGGACCACTAGGATTAACAGCAGCCATATGCATAGTTGGAGAATCAGATTGTTCGGAGTGTGCCATTGCAAACTTTCTCCTTCTCTTTCTGGCTCTTAAGCTACGCCTATTTCTTGCCATACTTAAATCTCATCGCCCCCACCTTGTCTTAAACACTCTGGTACGATCAGATTCGCCAGCACTATTGCTATAACCGTGCTGATCGAGGCGAGTCAACTCAGCAATCTCTTCAATTGTATGAGTCCCTCGATGTGTAAAACGTGCTGTAATACCCTGATCTAAGTCCGTCCACTCAATTTGGACTTGCGGATTACGCTTACAGTTTTGGGTAGTAAACGATGTGATTAAACGACGTTCCATTGAACTATCCTCTCTTTCTTAAATCGGATGTTAAATCAATAGTGTCAACATCAATAATACGAAACCCTCTTCCCTTTTGTAAGCAGACATGCATTCTAATAACAATCTGCTCATTTCCATCAATTAAACTCCGTACTCTGAGCTTCACGCTAAGATGCAAACTGTTTTCTTGGGGCCAAGCTTTAAGTACTTCAAAGCTAACCTGTTGACTCACTTCTCCGAACAAGATTCGAAGATGTTCAAGAATGATTTTAATCATCACTCACGATCCTTTCTCTGCGCTATGCAGATAATT